CTCTGGGGTGGGGTAGGGACCGGCAAGTCACGCACAGCAGTGGCTTACTACCTTGAGAAGGAAGCGCCGCGAGACGTCTACGTCATCACCACGGCCAAGAAGCGGGATTCTCTGGACTGGGAGAAGGAGTTCATCAAGGGGCACGTCAGCAAGCATCACCCGAACCCTGAATTGGGTGGTGCAAAGCTGTGGGTGGACTCCTGGAACAACCTCGCCAAGTACAAGAACGTCCGCAACTCCTTCTTCATTTTCGACGAGCAGAGACTCGTCGGGAGTGGCGCCTGGGTGAAGGCTTTCCAGTTCATAGCGAAGCCTCAGAACAACAACACCTGGATCCTCCTCAGTGCCACGCCGGGAGACACGTGGCTCGACTATGCTCCTGTGTTCATCGCGAATGGGTTCTTCAAGAACATCACCCATTTCAAGCAGGAGCATGTCGAGTACGACAGCTACGCGAAGTTCCCGAAGATCAAGCGATATCACGGTACGAAGAAACTCGAACGGCTGAGGAACGAGCTTCTGGTTCACATGCCGTACGAGCGACATACGACCCGCGTCTCGCGGAATATCACCGTTCAGTACGACAGCAAGCTTCTCGACAAGGTTCTGAAAGAGCGCTGGAACCCCTACGAGGACCGTCCTATCCGCAGTCTTGCGGAGTACTTCTACATCATGCGCAAGGTCGTCTACAGCGATCCGTCAAGGCTTGCTGCGATCCGCGCACAGATGAAACTACACCCCCGTCTCATCGTGTTCTACAACTTCGACTACGAGCTGGACATCCTTCGACAGCTGTCGGATGAGACAACGGTATCGGAGTGGAACGGGCATAAGCACGAGGAAGTACCAGAAGGGGACAGGTGGGTGTATCTAGTCCAATACACCGCCGGATCCGAAGGCTGGAACTGTACGTCTACCAACGCGACGACCTTCTACTCGCCTACGTATTCGTACAAGCAGTGGCATCAGGCTCACGGTCGGATCGATCGACTTAATACGCCTTTCGCCATGTTGCACTACTACGTTCTGCTTTCGGAAGCTTCAATCGATAAGGCCGTTTTGACAGCCTTGAGCACCAAGCACAGTTTCAACGAAATCAAGTTCATCAAGAAGGTCGGACCCTTCAGATTGGCCGCGTAACCGGTTTCACTGCCAGTTCTTGCCAGTTTCTTGCCAGTTTTGAAAATAAAACTGGCAGACCGATCTTCTCGAAACGCCCATGTCCGACATGGGAAAACCTGAGGTCAAACTGGGTGTAATTTTGATGGAGGGCCTTTACTTTGCAAGAAACCGGGCATCTCGGGCCCTCCATCTGCCAGAAAACCAGTTTTTTCTTCAAAACCTCCCCTTACGCATGTCTTTTGATATCTGTACAGTACGCAGATACCAAGTGAACAAATATAAAAAAGTTTTTCGAAAATTTTTGGATTTCTGGCAGACCGAGCCCGAGTTGTCAGACTCCTTGCAAAGCGCCCTAGTTTGGGTGTCGGATTCATTCAGCGGAATCCGAAAAACAACAGTAGTACCTAGTTCAGTAGAAGACGTTATGGTTCAGGTCCATAGCGCCTCCTTCGCCCTAGTAAGTGATCCAGGTGGGGGCACCATGCAAGAAGAGTGGCGAGAGATCATGTCGTTCCCCGGTTACTCGGTGAGCGATGCTGGAACAGTACGAAACGACGAGACCGGTCATCTCATGTCACATCTCGTGAATCAACGAGGGATCATCCACGTCGGTCTGACAAAGAACCGAACCCAGTACAAGAGGTCACTCTCTATCCTGGTTGCTGAGGCGTTTCTCATCCGCCCCAGCTTCACGTTCGACACACCGATCAATCTCGACGGAGACCGCCGCAACAACCGGGCTGACAATCTCCTCTGGCGTCCACGGAATTTCGCGACGAGGTACTATCGTCAGTTCCAGCAGACGCACCCGTGCTTCACCCGCAAAGTCCAGAACGTCGAGACGGAGGAAATCTTTGATACTTCGTGGCAAGCCGCGCTAACCCTTGGGGTGCTCGACCGGGACATAGCTTTCTCCATAGTGAGTGGAGCGATCGTCCCGATCATCCTGCAACATTTCTGCTTGTTCAAGTAACGCGCAGATACCAAACGGCCTGAAATACATGCGATAAGATAGAAGGGACAGAATAAGTCCACGTACTCAGGCCGTGACAGGAGTGAAGCGTGTCAGAGGCGAAGTTTCAGTCGGAGCTAGTCAGGAAGCTCCGTCGGATCTTCCCCGACAGCATCATTCTAAAGAACGATCCTGGCTACCTGCAAGGCATACCGGACCTCGTGATATTTCATGGAGCTCGGTATGCCTTTCTTGAAGTGAAGGCCGACGAACGATCTCCCATCCAGCCGAATCAGGACTACTACGTCCGGAAGCTGAATGAGATGTCGTTCGCGGCCTTCATCTGCCCTTCGAACGAAGAGGAAGTTCTCTGTGCTCTACGACGGGCGCTTTGCGGGATTTAACTCCCATCCAAGGCTAGAAGGCACACACGCCTTTCTAAGCCCCTCCAGTCCAGCCTGGCTCCGGTATGACCAAGAGCGTCTGATAGAGCGTCTGTCGACCGCTCAGGCCGCTGCACTGGGTACAGAACTGCATGAGACGGCGGCACGGAACATCAAGCGGAGGATCAAGCTCCTTCCGCATGATGAATGGCCAGCTCTTGATCTCTATGTGAACGATGCCATCGAGCATGGCATGATCCCAGAGCAGACTCTGTTCTACACAGTGAACTGCTATGGAACTGCTGACACGATCGGATTCGAAGAGTACATCGACGCGGCCACTGGTCCGTTCGACGGCTTCCTTCGTATTCACGATCTGAAGACCGGCACCAGCAAAGCTTCAATGGACCAGCTTTACGTCTACGCCGGTATCTTCTGTCGGGAGTACGGGTACAAGCCGTTCAGGATTGACGGAGAGCTTCGCATCTATCAGGGTGATCAGGTCTTCGCCGAAATGATAGACCGAACCTACCTCTCCTTCGTCTACGACCGCATCAAGTGGTCTGATGATGTCATCGAGGGTTTCCGATCGGGGGGACAGTTTTGATCGTCGAGGAGAACAACCTTAAGCATTACGGGATCCTCCGTAAGTCGGGACGCTACCCTTGGGGGACTGGCGAGACACCGTATGAGCGATCTGGCACGTTTCTTGGCATGGTTAAGGACCTCCGAAAAGAGGGACTGACCGACAAGGAGATCGCAGAGAGTTTCTCGACTCCGGACTATCCATTCAAGACGTCTCATTTTCGTGATGTCGTCACGCTCGCCAACAACACCCAGAAGGCTGCTGACATCTCTCGGGCTCGTCGCCTGAAGGCCGAAGGCAAATCGAATGTAGCCATCGGTAAACTCATGGGCAAGCCGGAACCTACCGTCCGGAATCTTCTGAAGGACGACGCTCTAACCAGGAATCAAATCCTGCAGTCCACCGCCGAGACTCTCCGTGCGCAGGTCCAGAAGTTCGGATATCTCGATGTCGGCAAGGGCGTCGAGCTTCACATGGGCGTAAGTGCCGAGAAGCTCAAGACTGCCAGGCGCATCCTCGAAGACGAGGGTTACCGGCTTTTCTACGTTGATGTGGAACAGCTGGGAACCGGCAAGATGACCAAGATGAAGGTCTTGGCCAAACCCGGTACTTCGTTCAAGGAAGTCTGGGAAAACCGGGACAAGATCACGCCAGCTATGATCAAATCTCGGGATGGTGGTCGTACCTTCCCCAAGATCCTTCCACCGCTTTCGATCTCGTCCAAGCGGGTTGGTGTTCGCTATGCAGAACAAGGCGGTAGCGACGCTGACGGTGTGATCTACATTCGCCCAGGCGTAAGGGACGTATCTCTCGGTAAAGCCAACTATGCTCAGGTGCGCATCGCAGTAAACGGTACGCACTACCTCAAGGGCATGGCTATGTACCGGGATGATCTGCCTGCTGGCGTGGATCTCGTCTTCAACACCAACAAGTCGAGTACTGGTAACAAGCTCGATGCGATGAAGAAGATGAAGGACGATCCGGACGACCCCTTCGGTGCCAACATCAACGACCAGATCCAAGAACTCGGTCATGATGGCACACCACGCGTAACCTCGGTCATGAATATCGTGAACCAAGAGGGTAAGTGGGACGAGTGGTCAAAGACACTGTCGACCCAGATGCTGTCGAAGCAGAAGAAGGCTCTCGCACAGAAGCAGCTTGACCGGGCATACGAAAGTAAGCAGGTTGAGTTCGAGCGAATCATGAGTCTTACCAATCCCACGGTACGGAAGCATCTGCTTGAGAAGTTCGCGGATTCCGCAGACTCCTCGGCCGTTCATCTCAAGGCTGCACACATGCCTCGGCAGGCGAACAAGGTGATTCTTCCGGTCAACTCCCTGAAGGACAATGAAGTCTATGCACCCACCTTCGATGACGGTGAACGCGTAGTTCTGATTCGTTTCCCTCATGGTGGGATCTTCGAGATCCCCGAACTCAAGGTGAACAATCGCCACCCTGAGGCTCGAAAGTTGATCGGACCCAAGGCTATTGACGCCATTGGTATCAACAGCCGGGTGGCCGAACGGTTGTCGGGTGCGGACTTCGATGGTGACACGGTACTGGTAATCCCCAATCCAAGGGGCGAGATCCAGACCCACCCTGCTCTGAAGCAGCTTGAGGGATTCGATCCTAAGACTGCATTCCCTCCGTACGATGGCATGTTGACCATGGACGGTGGGACCTGGAATGCGGCCGAGAAAAAGGTCGAGTTCAGGGATGGGCAGAAACCGACCGGTAAGATCAAGGGCCGCGAGATGGGCAACGTGTCCAATCTCATCACCGACATGACTATCAAGGGTGCACCTTTCGAGGAGATCGCTCGTGCGGTCAAGCATTCCATGGTTGTCATCGATGCTGAGAAGCACGTTCTCAACTACAAGCAGTCAGCCATTGACAACGGCATCGCCAACCTGAAGAAGAAGTATCAAGGTGGCGAAGGTAAAAAGGGTACGCTAGGTGCTGCAACCCTGATCTCAAAGGCAACCTCAGAAGCCCGCGTGCCGGACCGAAAGCTCCGTCCTGCACAGGATGGCGGTCCTATCGATCGCGAAACGGGTAAGCTGGTCTATGTCGAGACCGGTGCCAAGTACTTCAACGACGAGCCGAAGATGATCAAGTCTCAGAAGCTGGCTGAGACTAGCGATGCGCATACGCTCATCGAGGGTCCTGGTACAGCTATGGAGAAGGTCTACGCAGACCATTCAAACAGGCTCAAGGAACTGGCTAACCAGGCCCGTCTTGAGTTCCTTGGTATCAAGGGAATGGAACGCTCCCCTTCAGCAGCCAAGAAGTACGCCGAAGAGGTCGCAGATCTCAACGCAGCCCTAAACATTGCGCTTCTCAATGCACCCCTTGAGAGGCAGGCCCAGGTCGTTGGTAACGCCGTCTATCGTGCGAAGAAGGATGCCAACCCTGACCTGGATACTGCTGAACTCAAGAAGCTGAAGAGTAAAGCACTTCAGGATGCACGCGACCGCATCGGTGCTAGCAAGAAGCAGATCACTATCACTCCTCGTCAGTGGGAAGCCATCCAAGCTGGGGCTATCAGTCCTAGTAAACTGGAACAGATCCTTGACAACACTGATGTAGAGAAGGTCAAGGAACTGGCTACACCCAAGGACAAGAAGCTGATGGACAGCGCCATGCAGGCACGAGCCACGCGTCTGATCAACAATGGCTACACCCTTGCTGAAGTAGCAAGGAACCTTGGTGTCTCGGTGTCCACTCTTCAGGCTGGATTGGTTGGTGATGAAGAGTGAGTGACAGCGAGTACATGGTCACGACCGAAGACAATCCATACAACTACTATACTGAGTATGACGACTGGTACAGATGGGACACCCGTGCTGGGTATCACACCCTCAACCTACTAGACCGTCTTACTCGGACGTCAGATGCTCTTCCTCCTCAACTGGAACTCGCCGCCATCACTGATGCTATCGACGAGATCCTTGAAGAGAACGTATCTGGCAACAGAGTCAAGGTCATGGCACCCAAGAGGGATGTAACACCTTCCTGAGTACCAGACCACTCAGACAGGCCCGAGGTCAGCTTCATACCGCACACGCAGACGTCCCCCCGACTGCCTGTGCGTTCCCCCAAGCTGACCTCGGGCCACTCTGCGACACATATGTTCCCTCTTTTTGCCCTCCTGATCAAGGTACGGGGGGAGGGGTCCGCAGAATTAGACCCCCCTATGCATCGCCCGCCTCCATATTTTTCCCCCGGCGGGAGTTTTGGAGAGAAGTTTTACCCCCTGAGGTTTGCTCCGGGGCTTCCTTGTAGTATTGGAGCAAGGCAATCGCCTCCTACAAGGAAGCCTCAGAGGAGATCTCAGTTCTTGTGCAGTGTGGTAACGACCCTGGCCTAGCTGTAGCAGGCGGGGTTAACGCCAGGAGTAGATGTTGGATCACTTACTCCCGTCAGGGTCGTTACCACACTGCATGAAGGGCTTACTTTTCTTGACATGAACCCAACCGAAAGGAGTTGAAACACGTGCCTGTTCGACGACAACCCAGACCCCTCTCTGAGACAAGTCGGCGTAGAGCCGCAACAACTCCAGAGGCTCGGGAAAGCCAGATGATCTCTCTGGCCGAGAGACTAGCCGAACAGCAGATGAAGGAAGGCATAGCCTCGGCTCAGGTTATTACGCATTACCTGAAGCTTGGCTCGACCCGAGAACAGCTCGAACAGCAACGTCTGGCTGGCGAGG